TATTATTCCTCCGGTACACTAATTTCAGGTAATCCGCCAATACTAGTCAGCAACGAGACGATGCCTGACAAAAACGCTGACGAAATTACAACTCGCCAATCAACGGCTTCCAATAATGCAGATGCTCCAATAACACCAACAGCAGTTTGAGCAATTGTCTTTAATGCTCTAATACTTGCATAATAGCCATATTGAATCCACCATTCTTTACTATATTTTTTCATTTACAAATACCTCCTATCCTAATAATAGTATTTAAATCGTTTGTACACTGTACAAAATAAAAGACCGTATTTAACGGCCTTATTGATACATATTAAACATGTCTCGTATATGTGTCTTAATCATTGTTTTTTCTTCATCTGAATCAACGCATCCATGAATCATAGTTACGATTTGTTGCATACATTTCATAGTCTTATCTAATTCACGATGAGACTTTTCTAAATCCATATCACCTTTTGTACGCTCATATTCTTCTTTGAACGCTTTATATTTTTTCAAATGTTCTGCAAGCTTATAAACAATATCTTCTGTTTCTGGATCATGAATATTATATCCATCATTATCTTCTTTTAATCTTGCGACAGTTGAAACTCCATCTTTTCCTATCTCAATTTGATATTTATTTCTCATTGCTTCTATAGTTTCAATGTCTTTGATATTATCTAAAGCTTGAGATAATGCGTGGAAATAAGATTCTGCATATCCGTATTTCTCTAACATGTTTACTGACTCATGCATTATCTTTTCATTAACTTCCATTGCTTTATGCATATTTTTCACCTACGCAATCTTTTTAATGATGATATTTGCATTTTGAACAGATAGATCTAAACCACTGTTATTTGCTAATGCAATTGTATAAGATGCGCCACATGGAACTTGAATTAGAGTGTCTCCACTTACATTTCCATACGCACTTGCAGTTGCAACAGTATAAATAGATTGTGTTCCACCAATTGCTTCTCCATTTAGCTCAAGCACTAGAGAAGCTTGTCCTGGCGTTGCACTCGTAATATCCGCAGTATAAGTTATTTCATAGATACCTGGCTTTGTTAGTGTAAACAATCCACTTCCTAGATCATGAGCAAGCCAACCTTTACATGGGCACTGGCAAGATTTGCTTCTTACTCTGTCTGTTGGAAATAATACATTTTGTCCATTCGCTACTGTCTGAACAGCCGTAGCAATACTATTAATCATTTCTTTTATCCTCCTATTAAAATAGGGATAGCCTTTCGACTATCCCGTTAAATCCAAAGGCAATTGCCTAATCACATATGTGCTAGATTATAAGTTGTTGTAGCCATTACATCCACATCCGTTGTTGTAAGCGTAATATGGTGAACATGTAATGTAAGCTGGTTTTGGTGTTGGCTGCAAAGTATTAATGATATTTGCTGATTGTGCCTGTTGACTTAATTGGAAATTAGCCGTCAATAAATCACGGTCACGATCAGCTAAACGATCACGTAATTCTTGCATAGTATTTGCATTGATCAATGCACGTGTTGCTTCACCTTCTGAATGAATTGCTGTTGTAATGTCACAAGTATTTTTGAAACTTTGAGCATTTACATTGTCAATTGCTCGTTGAGTGTTGCAGCAGCATTCTTGTTGCTGAGCTTGCAAGTTTTGAAGTCCTAACTGATTAGTATAGCGACTTTCTAATACATCACGTTGAGTTTGACAACCTGTTTGAGATACATTTGTGTTTGTGTTAAAAATGTCTCGTTTAATGAATTCTTCATTCAATAAAGAATCATTTGTTAGGTTTCCGTTGCCATATCCTCCATATCCAAATAATACGAAGATTAGCAAGATCCAAATCCACCAACCTCCTCCGTCTCCAAAGCCGTCATTTCTTTCGGCTAAGTTGTAAGTTGGTTGAATTCCCATTCCGTTTTCCATCATATATGTTCTCCTTTCTTTCTATAATAACGGTTTAGCCGTTGTTACCTGATTCCAAACTGTTTTGCCATTTGTTGCAGTTGTTGCTTTTGTTGTGGATTTAAATTACCCATCATCTGATTTAAAATCATTTGTGGATTTTGGCCACTGTTCATAAGCATTTGAAATTGTTGAAATGCTTGTGGATTTTTCTGCGACAACATATTCATTAACATTTGTTGGGGATTTCCCATATTCATCATATTCATTGGATTCATATTACCCATAATACTTTTTAAAGGATTCATTTTGTTTGTGCTCCTTTCTTTGGCTGTTCATTAGCTTGTTTTGGTGGTTTGCTTAATGCACATATCAAATCATCTAATTTCTTTTCGATTCCATTTACACGATTTTCTATACTGTTAGAAGCATCTTCCGTGATTTCTTCAAATTTAAATTTTTTAAATGTTCCATCTAAAGATTTCATATAAAAAATAGATTTATTGTTATCAAATAAAATCGTTGGTAAATTTGCATTCGCAAAGTTTCTAGCTTCATTCTCATCATTCACCCATTTTCCATTAAAATCAAAATTACCTTGTTGTTGTGGTGTAATCTGATTATTAATATTGATAGGTGGAATATTTGCATACTGTTGTACTTGCTGAATTTGTTGATCTATCATTTGTCTTTGCTGCATCAAACTGTCAATTCGTGCTTGTGCTGGATTATAATTGTTATACATTTCAACCACCTCTTTATTACGCTTTAATTATATGGTTACGCAACAAATAATTTAATACTCGAATAATACTCATAAAATACCCAAAATAAAATGAGCAACCATTATAGATTGCTCACATATTTATCGAACATTTTTCTTGCTTTGCATACTCTGTTCCTTATGGTTTGTACTTCCATATGTAATGCATCTGCAATTTCGGTACATGACATATCATATACATATCTCATAATCAAAATCTGTTCATATTTCTTTCTTAATCCAACAGATTTGATAAGTATTAATGCATCATTAGGACGTATCTCTTTTAATCTGTTAGCTTTGTTAATATAAACCACCGCCTTAATTAAATTCGTTGGTTTGAATTAGCTTCGCAAGAACAATTATTCACATGATCATCTTTCCAATAACCACAACAAACAATAGTAGAATAAAGAACAATAATCACTAAAACCAATACTGTAATAATCGTTCTACTTGTTTTATAGTTTCTATCAATTAATTTTGAGCAAAAACCATAAATGTTATCTACTTTTTCTTCTACATTTTGAAGTTTCTTGTTTGCATCTTTAATATCCATTTTTATTACGATCCTCCAACGCTTCTACACGTTTAAACAAAGTAGTTATTTGTTCTTTTATTTGAGAAAGCTCCACTTCCATTGAATTGCTTCCTTTTTTAATTTCTGAAATTGAATCTTTAATATCACTTAAATCTGATTTAATATGTTCTAATTCATTCTTCAAAAATGCCATATTGGATATTTGCTCTCCATCCATCTTACGTGTGCCACGATTATACGTAATAAATGCAATTACAAGCATGCATGCAGAAATAATAACACTAAGATATTCTCCACTCATAAAAACATCACCTATTTATTAACGATAGAATTTTTTTGTTCTACACTAATCCATCCAATAGAAGCAAAAATTTCTAAATCATTATTTGTAAATAAACCTAATTCATAATACGATTTAATTAATTCATAACTCATACTACTTCACCCCATTCATCTGAGCTTTTAACTGTGCGATTTGTAACATTAATTGTGCGTTAATCTTCTCTTGCTCAGTTGGCACTGCTTTTGGTTCTTCGATTGTTGGTTTGTCTCCTTCTGCAACCTCAATCACTTTACCTTCTACAAATTTGTAGTTATATCGACCTAATTCATCAACTAATCCTTTTTCTAGATACTGACTTTGAGCATGAGCGTATTTATCACCTTGTCCTTTGTCAATCTCTGTCATAGTTGACATTTCTTCTTCTGATAAGAAGATTTCTGAATTAATAGATGTGATGTATCCATCTTGTAATGATACATATACTTTATATTCGTTCATAGCTTCCTCCTAATAAATTTCTGCGTCTACACTTATTGTTGTATCGTTTAAATCTACACCAATTGCAGTATTGTTTAATGAGGTATCTACAGGATTTGTATATACACGTAAGTATTGATTATTTGCATAGCCATTGGTTGTGTTAAACGAGATTTGTTTACCTGTTCCGTTAACTCTAAGAAAAGTTTGCTTGTTAGCCCCTGTAAAGATTACATTTCGACTATTTCGCATATAAACGCCCCTTGCAAAAGGAATATATATAGCGTTATTAGCTCCATAGCCGGCTAATGAACTCTCTAGAACTACATAGAATCTTTGACACTTCAAAATTTCTTCCGCATAATTTGGAGCAATAAATTCCGTAGCTACTTTACCTTGTTCCAATTTAACCCATTTAAGAGTTATGTTAGTTCCTCGATTCAAAAAGATTGTAAATGCTTTTGTGCTCTTACTTGTATGTACAACATTTAATCCTTGTTTCAATACAACTTGTGAATTATCATCTGCCACCATTGTTACCGTTCCGCTTACAGATGTTACATAGCATGATAATGTAGAATCACCTTCCGTCGCATTTTCTAAATATTGTAGAAAAGTTCCGGTATCTGTGTATTTGTCATTCTTGACTGTAATACCTCCATTAGCGTTTGACGTAACTGTTACATTCCAAATTTTCCAACGGTCTACTGAATAACCTTGTTTTTCGTAGCTCGTAGCACCTCTTTGATTGATTTTAAAATCCGGATTAATCAATAAATTCGGATTACTGAATTTTTTTCCTAAATAATCAGCTAGTTGCGATAATAAACCTTTTTTCAATCCTGCACCATTGTGTACAGGCAATAAGCTATTATCAGTGAAACTAGGTAATGCGTCTAATTCTGTGACTTGTTTTCCTGGCATGTTATTCCTCCTTAATTTTATACTTCCAATCCGTTCCGACTTCTCCACTTGCTACTTCGTAAGACCAGTCAGCTAGGATTGTATTTCCTTTTTCATCCACTAATTCTTGAGCGCTTGTTGCGTTCAAATTTGTAGTAAAGTGGTTATTCATAACCATTTGATTCAATGCATTATGTGATGTGGTTACAGACTTTATTTTCGAGACAAGCCACTGAATAGAAGCTTTGTCTTTGAATACGAAAGCCATATGCTAACCCCACATTGTGTTTAAATCATTTGTAGTAATCGCAGTTAATTCTGATTTCTTAACATACGCCGATAAATCAATGTCTGTATTACCAATCTTTTCAAATGTTTTAGTTTCTGAAAGCCAAATATACTCATCATAAATATCTTGAGTTCCATGTGAATGTGCAACCAAATAAATAACACCATTTGAACCTGTAGCAGGTAAGCTTGTTACCTTTTCATATCTAATAGATGTGATATTACCGACTGCCGAATTAATCAACGATTGTACTTGTGATTGCGTTTGATACCCTTTAGCCGTGATAATTGACTCAACGCTCGTTGCCGACTGATATCCACTGTCATTCGTTAATTGCGATGTCTTTGTCGGTACTGTAACATCTACGGCTTTTGAGCTTGGCGTTAACTTCGTACCATTTACCTTTACCGACTCAATCACGTTCACTTGAGCACCATTTGCGATACCACTTAATTTTTGCTTTTCTGCGCTTGTGTAGTCATTTGTCGATAAGCCTTTACCACTTACAACGTCAACTTTTCCACCTAATGCAGATTTAATCTTACTGATTAAGAGCGTCAATCCACTCTTATCTAAATATTCAATAGCCATTCTTTTTCCTCCTATAGACTATTCCATAATTCATCTAGTTCGATTGTTGATACAGATGTTACAGAACCTTCTGCCATAGCCCCTACATCTTCCGGAGTGTATACCGGTCTTGTTTCTGCTTTTGCCCATTTCGGAACTGTTGGGTCTATTTCTTCAACTTCACCAATGATTTCATTTCCATTTAATTTAGGTTTGTTTCTGAGCTTGTTATAGTCGGATGTGCCTCCTCCATATTGTTCCTTGACTTCTAAATTCAAATCATCACTATTTCCATCTACTTCTATATCAATCTGCTCTGAGTCATCCTGAACATCCAACGTAACTTGATTCATTAAAATCATGTAATCACTTCCTTATCAAGGATTCTATGTACTGTAGTTGTAGCTATTGAGCTTGCTATCGCTAACCCATCTTGTGTTATAGCTCTTAATTGTACGTTAACTATCCCTTTCTTGAATTTAAGTGTTTCTTCTTGTGTTAATGTGATTCTAATTTCATCATCTTCAATTTCAATTTGAGACATATCTTTTCTTAAAAGATGTCCATCTTGCTCAAATGTAATGTAAACACTTTTTAATTCACTTAAATCTATATTGTTAACATTTATAACAATTGTCGGTGTTGTTCCTTGTCTCATAATCTCACCTATTCAACTTTATATCGCCAATCTGCTTGCAATATGTTATTTTCTTCATCTATCAGTTCAGAATCTATATCAATTAATAAAGGTGTATAAAAATGGTTATCTAATATCATTTCCATAATATTAGAAATCTGTATTCTTATCGCATTTCCAGCTGTTGAATAAATTTTTCCGTCATATCCTATACGAATATCCGTTATTTCAGTATTGGCATCAGGCAAGCTTCCTGAATCGAATAATTGATCTACTCTAGATTTCAGAACATTTAAATCCTCAAAGCGTATGCCATACTTGGAAATTAAATCATTTAATTCTTCAATCCCTGAATCTTTTATATTTGTAATTGTTGTTACACCTGTATCACGTGCTTCTCTTATATCTTTCACTGCTTGATTGCACTTTTCGGACACTAGTAAAAGCATCATCGCAATCTCATCTCGTTCATTTTGATCTAATGAAGCAGATTTTGAATATATACTTTCAGGAGTAACAACTCTTGATAGTGTAGTAGCCCATCTTTTTTGAATGTTTCCATCATCATCTACAATAACCGCACTCACCACAAAATAAAGATCACCTTTATTTTTTAATGCGTTATTAGGTACGATCCAAGCAAATTCACACGTATCATAGTAAGTAACTTTATCTGTAGTTATACTTGACCCAATAATGTTTTTTGAATCTCGATAATTAACTCGTATTAAAGCATCTTCCATTTTAAATATTTCTGAAACCGTATTTATAACCCTAAACCGAATATATTTAGAATCTTTATCGTATTGAACACCAAATACGTTTTCAGGATCAGGGATATAAATCTCACGAGTACGTGCATCAATAACAAGTGTCTCATTATCTACACCTGCATATGTATCTAAGTCAAAGCTTAAAGTTGCATTTAATTTAGCCATTTCTACCCTCCTCTTACTATCAATGTACCAGATAACGGTGTATCATGAATACCATTTGCCATTACTCGAATAGCCCAAGAATAAGTTCCAACTTCTAAATCATCTGTAGGACACCTGATTTTTAAATCATCTTTAATTTCAACACATTTAACCATTTTAAAATTTTTCATAATAACAAATAAACATTGATCTTTTTCTCCAGGTATAAATGTGTTTCCACTTTTGAAATTAAAAGATATTTCAGAAATGATAGTATCACCTTGACGAATAAAGATATGATCTCTTTTTATCTCCATGTATGCTCCTTCCTTCTACTTATATAGAATTGCCTTTTTCCATTCCAATCCATCAAAAACAAATAATCTACATAACTGATAATTACTTCTATTCTGTGTAACTGCTAATGAATAGCCCCGTTTCCATCTTGTTCCATCAAACCTCCACACTTCCATGTGTGTAAACGTTGTATTGAATTTAACGTTCACCCATGAAGATGTTCTGTCTAATGAATCTGTAACAAGTACTTGAATCGTTCTTTCTGTATTTTTTGGAACAGAATATAGCTTAAATTCTCTAGAATCCACTGTGTTTTGACTTGATCCATCTTTGTATGTTACTGATTTAACATGTCCATCATCCGATGTATGTACAGTGAATTTCACATCATCTGTATTTCCACTACCTTTGATAATTTCAAAATCTACATAAGTTACATATACAGAAGCGTAGTTTTCCAATGTAGTGGCCTTTAATACCGTTTGTGACAATCTATTTCCGCTACAGTCTGCCATATAAGATTCTACATGAAATTCATATTCTGTTTTCTGAGTAAGACCAGTAAAAGTATAATTTCCATTTAAATTATTACTTACAAATTGTTCATCCTTATTAGAATATAAACGTAATGTATATAAGTTATATGGATTCGTTTTCAACTTTCCAAAAATTGAAATGTCATTGTTTCCAACACCTGATATCCATGCATCATATGATGGTAAATCAATTAATGGTGTAGTCAATCTTGCTTTCCCCGATAAATTAGGAAAGCCTTGACAACTCGCATCCCATTCAAAATACCGTTGTCTATTGCAGTACATAGGGTCATTAATTTGTCCTAGATAATACCATCCTGAATCCTGGATATAATTTAAATCCCATCTTGAAATAGTTTTAGAAAGTCCTCCGAGAGTAACAACATTGTTTGCTTGGATTTTGAAATTTCCGGTGTATCTAAACCTTACATCCGCTTTAAATCTTAAATTAGGATACGAACCTTCGTATCTCTCGTTGTAAGATTCAAACGTAAGCATTAAATACGGATTATAGGTTAACGTTGCTAAAACAGTCATACACTATTCCTCGTATTTGATATAGATATCCCCAGCTTTATCACCATCTTGTACAGTAGGATCTGTAGTTCCACTACGTACATTTACAGTAAGCTTTAATCGATCATCAAATTGTTTTTGATATCCTTCCAATGTTTTAATAGTTGTTTGTGCCTTTGCAATCGCATCTAACAGATTTTTAAAATTTTCTGTTGAATCAATACCACTATCTAACGCAAAATTCTTTACAACTTTAATTTTAAATGAGAATGAAGTTACAAATGTATTATCTGAACTCAATACGATTTCAGCACTTACAATACCTGATTCTGCTAGAATATTTGCAAACGTTTCTGTGTCAGAAAATGTAATTTCATATGCATTTGAGTTTTCAAATCGTGATACGCTAGTCGCATCCACACTTATATTTAATCCACTTGGCTTTTCAATCCACAACGTAGCCGTTAATGATGAGTCAGTTTCTGACGGTTCATCTACAATCACATCATCACTCACAAATACAATAAGTCCTCGTCCTGTATCTCCTTGAAGCATTTCCAACATTAAATCAGAATTATCTTTTGTAAGACTCACTGTTAAATGACTATATACAATCGCCATGTTATACCTCACTTTCTAATACAAGATCTAAATCTTCAGGAAGTTCTTTAATCAAGTTATAGGTCATTTTGTTTAAATAGAATTTTTCCCTTTTACCAAACTCAGTTTCTACATAAATCGAATCATTTATTTTTAACATCTGTGCATCAGGAACATTAGATGAAAATAGTTCTTCAAATTTAATAGAAGTTTCTGTTTTTGGTTCTTGCAATTCTTTCTTTAAAGATTTTTTTGCTTGTATTCTAAGATAGTTTCTTAAGTTTGCTTCATTTATAAATACGCCCAATGTTGTTTTCTTTGCTCCTGAATCATCCGCAATCAATTTGATATCGGAATACTCTTTCACATCAATTCTGTGAATTTCATCCGTATCCCAATTACTAGCCTTAACGATCTCGTTATTCGGTAGAAGTCGTCCATTGTACGCTTTCGGTATAATTCCTGTTACAACATTTTCCATCGACTTCTTTTTAGTGTATTCAGACATTTCTTTATTACTTATAAAGAAATCATTTGGTTTCAAATTGGAAGCATAGTAATCTGGATTTCCAAAATAACAGTCATAATTGTTGAACATCGCAACATATCTGTTGTTTTCACATTCAGGCCATCTGTTCATCATGGAATTTTCTTCTGTGCCAAACAAACATTGGATCAGATTATATCGAACCCAATATGCCGTTTGTGTGGAATCCACATCTTCAACCATCCATTTACACGCATTTCCAACTTCGGCAGTACCTCTATCAGCAACAATAACTTTATTTCCATTGCCAATACTCGTTGAACTAGGATAGATGCCATAATATATGTTTCCATATGGTGCAATCTCGTAACTAGAACCATTGTTAATGAACCACCATTTCTCAGAATTATCTGATGGACTTTCAGATAGGCTTCCTAACACAACCTTTCCTGAATCCAATTTAAGCCATCTACATGAACATAATGATAAAATTCCATATATGTCTCCATATCTATCTGAACCAACTTTTCTCAACATGAAAGTCTGTGCAGATGTCCTGTTTCTTTGATACATCTGTAATTGTATAGATGCATCTTCACTTGCACTTGGAACATCCAAACAATACCCGCTATTCTGAACATTTCGGAAATAAACGATTTTTTCATCCTCTGCATTAACGTTGGCATAATTCGCATATTCCCCATGTCCATAAATTTTATAAGGATAATTCGGTTTAGACTTTGTGATAATATCATTTGCCGTATTTATCGCATCTTGCCACGTGCCACTCATAGTACGATCATCAAACACAAAGGCTTCTTTTTGAGAATCAAAGAACACATGTGTTGCATAGCATGTATACGTATCACTTTGTTTGTTGTATTTTGGATACGCAATTCTATATAGCTGTGGTTCTTCAAAATTTATATCCACTTTAAACACGGATTCATCACTGATTTCCATACCCATCAAATCACTTTTTGGGAATTCTATTTCTACGCACCAAATAGAATTTCTTTCAAATACTGCTTTTGCACTAACACAATGTCGTAAAATCACATCTCCATTGCGTTCTTTCATTTGTGCAAATGTTGTTTTTTTTCTAGAAAAGAATAAATGAATCATCTTTATTTCTCCCTATAATTACGTATAATTTCTGCACGAATAGCACCAATATCTGTTGTGATCAATACATTATTTGAACCATAATTAAACTTAAGCCCATCAAACGAACCACTTGTTTTCAATGTGTCATATTTATACGTTCCATTTTTATAGTATGTTTTCATATAAGAATTTTCCGTATTGATTTCAACATAAGAAATATCCGATGTACCATTGAAAGGATTTGTGATCGTAAAATTATTTCCATTACAATTGATCGTAATGTTTTTTGCGTTCATGGAAGTGTTATATAAACGATAGATTGGATATGCTGTTTCATAATAATTCGCAAGTTCTACCTTTTTACCACTTACAATATCGTATGGTCTTGAATACTTATTTACGTATCTGTAAGGTTCACAAATAAATGTGATTGTAAATTCACTCGCTCGTCCAAAGTCTCTTGAATCCATATCGAACGTTACATTTTTTACCTTCCAATAATGTTCTCTATCATCACTAGTTAACTCCAATATTCCTTTATTTCCATTGAAATATTGTTGGATTTTATAAATACGATCTAGATATTCTTTTTTGCTATTTAAAACAAAGTTGCATTTAATAGGAATTTTGCGATCTTGATATACACCTGTATGACGATACGATGTAGTACCATCACCAAGTGTAGATGTTTCTACAATTTCCTCCGCCATAGGAATAACGGGGCGCTCACTTACCTTTAATAAATACATAATATTTTGTGTATAACGCAGTTTATTTTCAGGTGTAAATCTAAAATGATACATTCTATGAACCTCCATTTCCCCATGATTTCAACATATCTCGAATTGATATAATTTCTTGTACAGTATCTGTAACAACATTTCCATCCAATTGCATAGGTTGTAGATTGATTGTGATATTGCTATCCAATATTGCATTTAAAGCACTCGTTAAATTGTCCATTCTTTTGTAAATACCATCCAAGTTTAAATTGTATGCCGTAGAATTAGAGCGCGATACTGTACCACCCATAATAGATGTAGTAGCATCACTAGCCGCTGCATATGCGCTTGTATCAGCCAACGCTGCAATAGAATCAGCACTCATAGGTGCAACATCAGAATCAACAACAGGTCGAGATAAATTATCTAAAGAATGTTTTTCAGTTTTGTGTACAGTTTTCTTTATAGTTGTAATAACAATAGGATCTTTGGCAGCTGCTTTTGCGTTATGGATAGCTTTTTCAACTTTTTTTGCATAATCTATAGTTGCTTGCGCATACGGCTCATAAGCTTTCAATAATGCACTTCCACCTGATTTTCCCATAGAACCAGAAGATGCCTTTGCATTGGATTTTCCATCGCCCATCTTATCTCCAGTATCTTTGGATTTTTTTGAAGCTTTATCTTTAGCTTTATCTAATTCCTTTTCTAATTCGTCAACTCCGCCTTTTGCCAAAGCTTTCATAGCTTGATCAACAGTAATTGTTCCATCTGCAATACCTGCTGCACATTTTTGTGGAATTTGTTCACCATCATAATTTGATTTCGTTAATGCTTCCTCAAACTCAATCAGGTTATTCAGCATTGTATTCGCTTCTGATACACTGCCTGCATTTGAAATAATACTGTAAGCCATGCCTTGTGGAATATTAAGCCCAGCTGCACTTGCATTATCAACTAACTGCTGAAATGTCATCATAGATGCCACAAAATTACTTGCCGTTTGATAACTTTCTGTGCCATTCATGATTCCGCTTGTTAACTTTTCAGGAATTTGAATACCAGCTTCACCAGCTTTATCTATAGCACCTTGTAATGATTGTTTTAACGAATCTCCAATTTTTGTATAGCCACCCGTTTCTGCCTGGTTGTTGAGATCTAGTAAAGTTTTATTTGTTTCTTGCATTTTAGTTGCCATAGTTGCTAAAGAAACGTTTGCTTCATCTATTTTCTTTCTCAACTGCTCAATCTGAGTTTGATACCTTAATGCCTTTTCATTGTCTCCATCTTTAAATGCTTGTGACTGTTTGACTTTCAATTCATCCATCTTGTCATTTAATCCATGAACACTCTCTGTTACTTCACTATATTTCATCTGTTGCTTAATTAAAGCTTTTGTTTGTTCTTTAATCGCTTCTGCATACGCTTCTTGTTTAGCAGCTTCTTGAACTTTTTGAATGTATTCTTCTAACGCTTGATTGTTTTCAAACACCTTGCCTGTATTATCGGCAACTTTTCCTGTATTTGAATCAATTGTTAAACCGAGATCAGGATAGATTTCATTCAATTGATTAACAGCTTCTTGCAACATTTGTTTCTGTATAGCATTTTTGTTTTCTACACCATTTAATTGTTCAATCGTTCTCATCAAAGAATTAGACTGACTAATATTCTGTTCATTTGTAGCCAAAATGGTTTCTGATTTTTCTTTATATTCATCAATTTTTTTGTTGAACGAACTAACACTGTCTACAACTTTTAAATAACTTTGCGCTACTGCATCATTCTTAACAGCATTTTCTAAAGCTTTTTTATTTGCCTTTTCAAACATAGGAACTAACACTGCAATTTCAGCAGCTGCCAATCCAACAGCTATTCCAACTCCACCCAATGCAATACTTGAACTTTTTAATGCTTCAGTTGTAACACCAGTTCGCTTAAACAATTTTGTCAATAAGCCATCAGTTTTATCTACAGGGCCACTTAAATTGTTTAGTTCACTTGCCGTTTTGCCAATCCATGAAGAAACTTTTCCAAATCCATTTGTCAACTTCTGAGCGCCACTAAATATTTTTCCTAATCCTTTTGCGGTTGGATAAGCGGCTGCCGTCAACAACAACATCTTTGCGATTGTCTGTTGTGTTCCTTCATCTAAATCAGAGAATGCATTAGCTGCTTTTTTTACAACTTTTAAATTAGATGTAAGAGTAGGTGTAAATGCCTGGCCTAGTTCATCAGCGGCTTGTTTAACTGCTTCCCATGTCTGTGACATTTGAGATTTTAATGTTCCATATCGTTTTTCCGCTTCAGTTGCCATGGCTGAATTCGCTTGCCATGCATTTTGAGAAACATTTAATGCTTTAGCCAATACATCCGAACTTTGTGCCAAAGCACCCATTGACTGTGCTTGTCGTACTTCCTTAATGCCTAATTCATCCAATGTTTTTGTAACATCCGCTGACTTTCCGATACCTTGAACAAACTTTAAGAATGTTCCCGCTGCATCTTCTCCCCAAGCCTTTTGGAATTGTTGAGAAGTCATGCCGGATACTTCTGCAAACTTTTGTAGTTTCTTATCTCCCGTAGAAACAGATAGATCAATTGTCTTCAACATTTTAGAGACAGAACTACCACCAGCAGCGGCTTCAATACCTAATGAAGATAATGCAGTTGATAACCCTAATACTTCATTAGAGTTAAAGCCTACCATCTTACCTGCAACACCTAATCTAGTAGCCATATTCATAATATCTGCTTCGGTTGTAGAGAATTTATTTCCCAAATCTACGATTGTAGAACCTAAACGAGAATAATATGTATTCGTCTTTTTAGACTGCGAAACCATTACGTTTGAGAACTTGGCAATACTTTGTGCTGCTTCTTCACCAACAAGATTTGTAGTATCACCCAATTCTGTAATAGTTTTAGTAAATCCAACAATAGAATCTGTAGGGATACCCATTTGTCCTGCAAGTTCTGCATAATGTGCAATATCTTGATATGTACTCGATGTATTCTGTGCAAGATCTTTTAATCCAGCATTGATTTTTTCAAACTGTTGAGGGGTTGCATTTACAGTTTTTGTAACACCAGTCCATGCATCTTCAAAATCAATTGCAGTTTTTGTTGCTCCGACAATAACCGCTGCTGACAACGCAGACAAGGGTTTAATAGTTTCTGAAAATTGATTTGCTTTCTGACTGGCAACACCAAATGAATGTGATAATTTTAATATATTTTCATTATCTGTAATAAAGCTTTTATTCAAGCTCTTTAGTTCATTGTTTAATGTTGCTGCACCAGCTCTTAGACCATTAAACGTCCTTTGTGATTCCTCATATGTGCTTCCTAAGTCAACAAGATTTTTCTTTTGTTCCGCAATTTTTGCATTGTATTCCTTTTGTGAAGCACTATTTGCCTTCATAGAAACTGAAAGTTCTTTATTTCTAGCAGTTAGAGTGGAAATTGCGTTTTCACATTGTTCTGTAGTGTGATAACTATCGCCAATCGCATCTTTCCATGCTTGGATTTGAGTTTGATTTGTCTTATATTCTTTTTGTAAGGCACTCATCGCCGATTCAGTACTGTTTAATTTAGTCTGATATTGCGATAACGTGTCTTTTGATTTGTTAACTTGATCTGCCCATTGTTGTTGTGTTTTAGGATATTCTTTAAGCTTTTTGTTATAGACATCCAATTGCTTAGAAGTGCTCTGAATCTTATCCTTTAATAGATTTTGGTATGTCGCAAATGAAGAGAAATCATTCGGATTTAGCTTCATTGAAGCTTTTAGTTTAGACATTGTTTTGTCTAATCCTGATGTTTCTCTTTTGATTTCATTTATCGCTTTCTGAAATCCTGTAGTATCTCCATCAATCTTTACGGAGATACCTTTTATTTGACTATAACCTGACAATTTTAGTACCTCCTAAAATCTGTCAAAGTCGCTTTGGACTGCTTTACGGATATGTACTTTGTTACGAGATTGTTTGTCTGCTCTTGCACTCATATTGCTTTTAGCTATGATCAAGTCAAACATCATTCCAATGTCCATATCATCTATTTCATTCATCTTAAGCCCTAAATTCATGCACCCTATAATCAAATCAGAGTAGCTAACTATTCTTTTTTTTTGTTTTTTTCTTCTACATCTTCTGATTCACTATCGATAGTTGGACTGTTCGCAAAAACGATTTTTTCAAACACCATAATGCCTACTGTGACAAATGTGTCATAGTCTACAACATTATCAATAAAATCTGAAAAATCTTCCGTTTCTTTTCCTTGAACAACATCATATGCTTTGATACATGCCCACAACACACGTTCAAAGAATTCTGAACCATTCGCTTCTAACAATACATAATATGCAGGTTCATCTTCTTCATCTGTTCCCACTTTCTTTTTGATAGCTTCCGAAAACTTCATCTGTGCTTTCTGAGTGTCAACCAACATATCTCTATTGAAGTATTCTCTATAGATTTTCGCTGTTTTACCTTTATAAAGAACACCATATTCTTTTTCATCAATCTTAATTTTTGTTTCCATATAACCTCACAAAGAGGGGGTTGCCCCTCTTATAATGTGCTCACTTCCTTTCCATCATCACTTTGTACAGCTACCGGTGTACTTTCTTCCTGGCTCATTTCACCAGCTTTTGGAGTAGGTAATGTTGGAGCAGTTGTAAAGAAACTCTCATAATTTGTATCCCCTTTACGACATTTTGCCTTTACCCATTGATGATCATCTTTCTCAATGGGAACTGCTGTAATATCCATTGATGTAGTAGTAGGATCAGTGCTTTCTTCTTTTGTTTCACCTTCTACATTTGGTCGTGCAAATACAACCTTATAGAAGATATGTTTAGTAGCACTTACATCACCTTCAAATTGGAACATAAGCGCAACATTATTAGGCAATACGTTTGCATCTTCTGCTAAGTTACCTTCTTCTGTTGTCACTGTATTGAAAATCATTTTTTCAATTTCTTCAGGAATCTCAGACATTTCCAAACTTCCTGAATATCCATTGTTTGTATTCGTTGTGAAATACGCAGTGTTATCTGCATAATATGTATTTGTATCTCCTTCTGGATCTAGTGTTAATGATTTAGCACCTTTCCACGCAGTAGGCGTACCATATGTAATTGATCCTGCACTTTCTGTAATAGAACATACATGTACATTTTTTAGACCGAATCGTACTTTGTTTTTTTCTGCCATAGTTTTTATCCTTTCAAATATTTTTCGATTAAACTTGGCAGTTCCTTGATTGCGTTTGTTTCTCCATCTTTCCAGTGCTTAAATGCACGTGTACGTCTAGGAGAATTCCATAAATTATGTCCGTTTTCTAGTAAATGAGTTAATGAGTATTCGTGGCCACTCGCATAAATAACACCGCGTGTATGTGCTAATTCACGTTCTATCTTATATGTTATAGACCTTTTATATTTGCCCTTTCTGCGTGTGTTTCTATGATCTACATTGGCCTTAGCTTTAATAATATCTTTAGAATCTTTTGTAGTTTCTTCTACTGCTCTATCAATCTGAGCCAAAGAATGCTCTTTATATTCTTGAATAATCTTTCTGATTTCAGGCCCAAGCTGCGACATATCGCAATATACATCATTGACGGCCAACTAATGTCACCGCCCATTCTGTACAGTGTACTTTTTGAGCTTTTATATCTTCATCTGTGATGGTTTGGTATGGTATTTCTAATTCATCAAACATACCTTCGACTTTAGCTTCTAATTCAAAGTCTTTTTGATCAGTCACTAATCTATATATGTAAGTTCCAATCTTACAATACGTTCTATTGTCTGCAAAGTAATTATTTGTATAATCCAATGCATAATTCCCATAGGGGGTATGGGGTTTTGATTTGAAACTGCCATATACAAATTGTCCTTCACCTAAAAGTTCAGTGAATTTAGCTACAATCTGTTGTCTTACTGTTTCCATTCTCCAGCATCCTGTTGAACATATAGTTCAATCGTATCTCCGGATGGGAATGTACGATAAACCGCATACTTTTTGTCGTTGTATTTCACTGTCGTTTCATCATTGTAATCAATAGTAGGAATAACAAGCTTATACGCTAACTGTATGCCTGCCTGGTAGGCTTCATTAAATTCTTTTGAATAAATTCCACCGACACGGCAAAATACTTCCTTCTCAGTTTCATTAACACGTTCCACACCATCTGCATCCACATATCTTTCTTTTTCAATCAGATATGCCACATCGTAGTAAAGATTATTCTCACGAGTATATTCATATGCCATACTATTTCACCTTCTTATGAGATTTATCTGTCATAAGAATCTGACGTAAATCCTCATATGTTTTAGCCATTGATTCTTTATTTGAAGCATCCGTTGTACCAAATTTTGACATTACATATGCTATTACCGCTACTACAATTTCATCTTCTAAATCATCTTCATCAAATAAGATATTTAATCTATCCAAATCGTATAAACATGCATTGATATACGTTTTGATTTCATCATCATAAGCATGTGATTTAGCTCTTGTAGCAGCAGTTCTAACACGTTCTAGAAGGCTTTCAGAAATATTGAACGCCATTATCTATCACCTAAGCTTTCTTCGCACTGCTTTTTCGAGTAGTTTTCTTAGGCTCATCATCTAATAAAATAGGTTCATCATCAGTTCCAACAGGTTCTTCATCATTTAATGATTGTGTTCCTGTTTGACTTTCATCTTTTGTAACATCTCCATTGCTTAAGCTACTTTTTTTTTTAACAAGAAGATGTATTGAGGATCTAATACTTTACCATCATTGATAACCAATGCTTGAGTTACTTCCTCATTCTTTTCATAATCCCAGTACTTCTTCACACCAAACTGCATATTTGAGTTGATCGCATAGGCTTCTTTTCCAACCCAATACATTCCGAAATATTCACCGTTTTTTGCTTCATCAAAATCTTTGAATGTATCATTTTCAACGAAATTAACTGTTCTAGCTTTGAATGTTGCACGTTCTGCACCATCAATAGGATTATATGTTTCTGCATAAACAGGACGATTATTATCGTCGGCCAACGTTTTAATGTTTGCTTCATATGTAGCAGGAGTCATTACAAACTCTGGTTTTAATTTACGCATTGATAAAGGAATCTTTGCGAACAATTTTGTTTGCCATGATTTCCAATCTTTCATTTCTGCTTCCGTAAATTCAATAATATGATCGGCTTTAATACGACTACCTGATACTTTATTAGCTTCTGTTAAGATGCCTTCACACTCATTGTTTGAAGATTCACCAGTTAAAATTTCACGATCCATAGCTTCCAAATAAGCTTCTACAATAACTTCTGCTAATTTAGTTTCGAATGCATTTACAGTTAATACAGTTTGTAGTAATGTACGTGCTAAACGAATTTCACCAATCAAATATCCAAATTGTACAAATTCTGTAACAGAACCAGCCTTTTGACGATCAGATACTGTTGTTTCAGTAATACGTTTAAATGTAGCCTTGAATGAACCGATAGGATATTTAACACCACCACGGAAATTTGTATGTAATACTGCATTGTATAAGTAACCACGTGATTTACTTAATTCAGTCATTACTTTCTGAACAATTGTTTCAGGAATTAAAATACCTAGATCAGCTGCTACACCCGCTTCTGCACTACGTTGTCTTAAGATTTCTGACTGTTTTCCTTTTTGAACGAATTCCATGAATGCACTACGATACTCCATATCGTCTTCCATTCCTTTTTTACGTTCTGATAAGTTTGTAGGCATTGATGGATGTGCTTTACTACGAGCTTGTTGCTGTTGTGTAATAAAAGTACCTTCTTCATCTACAATAGATTTTGCCATAGTATCTAAGAACGCTTGACGTTGTGCTACCTTTCCTTTTAACTCTTTGTCACGTTTTTGCAAGATATCAAATTCTGCCTGTAACATTTCCAAGTTTGTATTAGGATCGTTTTTGTTGACCTCATCTTGAATTTCTTTAAATCTTTTTTGAATCTGTTCGTGATTCATTGCATTGAATGCTGCTAGTTGTTGCTCTGTAAACATTAATTAATAGCCTCCTTAATCTGCAACAACAAACTCAGTCTTTCTCGTTTCTTTTCATTTTCTTTTTTAGTCCGTTCTTCATCCATTAAAGACTTTGCCCTTGCTTCAATAGATGTTTGATCATTTGCAGGAATCGACACTGCCGAAACATCATAAATTTTTGATACTTTACGTGTTGTCCACATCTTTTTAGATCTATCATATGATTCCTCATCCACCATGTACCTCCATGACATCTGAGTAACCATTCCTGCCTGAATACTGTCGTACAAACGTTTTGCAGCTTCTGTTCTTCCTAAATCTGCTGCAACAAACAATCCGTGTTCATCTACTTCAACAATAAGTGAACCATTGCTTGTACGTGCATATACCATTCCTCCATGATCAAATTGGAAGATGATATCACTCATATCAGCGTTGTCCAAACTTGAACGCTCAATCAACTCATATACATCATTACCTTCGTAATCTCGATAAAGAACATAAGGTTCAAATGTTGTAGCATATCCTTCAACATAATATTGAGTATCAATTCGTTTGTTTTCCGTCACCGGGTTCATTTGGAACGGGATCGAGCGCATTTGGATTTTGCTGTGGTTCGGTTTCCCCATTGTAACTAATTCCTCCTTGATTTGATTTAGTTACCTGGATATATTCACCTCGAATAAAACGTTTCTTACCTTCATCATCTGGTAAAGGCGCTTTGTTCATGATATTTAATGCCCCATTCGTATCAATCATTCCTCTATCGAACATTTGAGTCGCAACATTTAATTTTGTTTGTGTCGAATCATACTGTAAACGATCACTTGTAAGAATGATTTCACTACCATTCATAATCTGATTTACGGAATATAACATTCCACTCAACACTTCTCCAACTTCAATAAAGAATGGTTCAATAATTGATTCATAAAATGCATTCCATTCATCAGGTTTATATTTATTTTGTAAAATAGCTTCACTAATTCCAAAATAGCTATATACACTATTTTCAATTGCCTGCTTCTGCTTGGCATCCACTAATAGTGGTTTACTTTCAATCGGTTTTACTTCATCAAATCGATTGTCGACAAGGAATACACCTGTTTCATTCTTGTTCAGGTTGTTTCTCAAAATCATGTTTTGTTGTTCTTTATAATCCTCATCATCGTCAATTGGTGTTGAAATTTTAGCTAAGAATCGAACAATAGAACTAGATTTGATTGCATTGATTGCTCCTTCTTCCTGAGCAAGCATCAATTTAGCTGTTGTATCAAATGCATCATTAATTTCACCAAAGTAATCATTTTTATACTGCATCTGCCTTAGATGTCCTACTTTGCTATATTCAATCAATTTTGTTTCGCCATAGATGAAATTAAAATAAATATAAACTACACCATTGATTTCTTTTAACTGACACTGACTTGGTACTGCGGGCCATAATCCCTTTATCATTCCATATTCATCTTCAATTGGAATAATGAAAGCATTGTTTTCTGTAAAATAGATAGTTGCCAATCTTTTATAAAATTGACTAGCTGTCATATAAGGATTTGGCTTTTTCTTAACCAAATAGTTATATATCTTGCTTTTGTAGTCTTTGTTTGTCAGTTCAGGTGAAGCTTTTCCACATGATGTGGCAATTCGATTGATACATGCTCTGCAAAGTCCAATCTCATATATTCCACCATCATATGATGAATACACTGGTGAATATCCACCTAAGCTTGCAAACATTGAATGTAATTGATTTTGTTTAGGTGCTGGCTTATTTAGTCCTAACAGACTTCCTAGCAAACCAAATCTTTTTCTTCTGCTTTTAGCCACTAATTCACCTTCCTTTTCTTGTTTTCAAGGCGGTACTTGAATGTATCCCACCATTTTTGTCTTACTGTATATGCATCAATAACAGATGCATATCCATCAATATGTTTTCTTGGATCAGTTTTAATCATGCGGACACGATTGTCCTCCGCAACTTTCTTTAATGCCACACTAGACATATGTGCTTGTAATAATCCATTTGTTCCTGTATGAACAAATCCATCTCTTACATACCCCGTAAATTCATTAATAACCGGTGTAAGGTTAGTACCCTGAATTACATCATCCATCTTGTATCCATATTTCTTCATATCATCCACAAGATACTGAGCCGAATAACGGTCATATCCAACGACCACGCAATAAATCTTGTATTTCTTACGTAGCATTTCAAACCATTCCGTTACATCTTCATACCGTACAAAGTTTTCCCCACTTGGACTTAAATATCCCAATTGAATAAATCTTGTATATGGTATTTTGTCTCTTTCTTCTAGCTCCTTGATTTTTAATGTTGGAAGCCAAAAATGAGTAAATATGTAATCCTGTTCTTGAATTCGTATAACAACAGATGCGGCTGTTAAATCGGTTGTTTGTGACAAATCAATTCCACCAACTGCATATGTATGTGCAAAATCTTCAAATCTAAGTTCTTCACCTTTAACTTTGTTAATATCTTCTGCACTAAATAACGCTTCTGTTGAATTCTGTTTGATATTCGCATATTTTGTTATGAATTCAGCCTTATATGTCGGTGAGCTATGTGCTTTTAAAATTTCATTCTGCAAATATTCATAAGAAACCGATATTCCAAGGTTTGGCATTGCTTTTCTCAATTCAATAGGATCATCCCATTTTTGAATATCATCAATCATATAAAAGAAAGGCAACATTTGTTTTTCATCAGACGTACCAAGTAAAACAGATGTTCCACGAACAAATAATTCATCATATAATCCTTCATCAATATAGTTTGCGGTACTTACAGGAATATAAAGTGGATCAGGTCTCGCACCACCTGCCGACAACATAACGTTGTACATTTTCATACCAGCTTCACCTTCCCATGCTGCAAACTCATCAAAGATTGTCAAATATGGGTTGAATCCATCTGATTTTTTAGACGCAAAGGCAATTGGCTCCCATCTACAGTTGTTCTGTTTCATGTAGATATCTGTTCTACGTTTTTTTACTCTTAGACTCAACGCTTTAGAGTGTTCCATCATTTGATACAGAACATTGTAAATGATCTGCGCTTGTTTTAACTTTGGCGCTATATTGTATATCTGCATACCTGCTTCATCAGATGTAAATCCAACATCAAGTTCAATACCTGCACAAAGAAATGATTTTCCTTGTTTTCGGCCCATGACCGTAGGTATTTCACGAAACTGCCTTTTTCCATTCTTATCAACAAGTCCGAATATGCACGCAATATAGTATTTTTGCCAAGGCTCAAGCTTCACTTTTGTTGTTTTTCCTTCTACGTGGTGACAAAACGTTTCAATAAACGCTATATGCATTTCCGCTTTTTTCTCATCGTAGAAGAAATCTCCATTTGCTAAACCTCTTTCAACATATTGAAGATTAAGCTTTATCCACTTACCGACTACATCTTCACCCGATTTAATACGTTCTTTATAAATATCTAGATATTTCATTTAAATCTGCTCATGAACTCATCCAATTCATCACCTTTTTTTCCGGATACTTCTGTCGTTTTCGATAGTGAAGTAGGTGACAAGCCAAGTTCTTTGCAGTATTTCATGATCTGATCACGTAATTGAACGGTAATAATGTAGTATGGCGAGCGCGATAAATTCGTTGCACCGCCCTTGTTCGTATATTCAACAACCATCTGTAGTGATTTGTAGCCATTTGCTTTACTTGAATCTCTCCATTGCTTCATTGTTGAATCATATTGGGCCAAGGCATCTGCAAGTGAATCAACCGCAACCGAATATTCAGGAGAAAATGTGCCTAAATTCTCTAGTTGTGAATTGATTCTTTTTTTCCATGCTCCTTTTTGCATTCATCATCCTCCCTTCCACATCCTATAAGCATTCCGTTTTCATCAAATTCAAAAGATGGTTTACGTTTGGAATGTTCTTCAGCATGGCATAAGTCACACAACGCTTCCAAATTAGAATCGCCAAATAGAATGTGTATATCTCTATAGTTGTCCTGGTCAATGTGCACTTTGTGGTGCACGCAAGTCGACCTGGTATAGATACCTTTTTTCAAACATCTTTCACAAAGTGGATGTGCCTTCCTATACGCTTTGCTTTTCTTTTCCCAAGCCTTGCTTGAGTAAAATTTTCTAGCATAATTTCTAGCACCTGTTTTTGTTGCTTCTGAACCATAATATTTTTTCATATCGCTACATTCAAAGTTTTGACCATAACTACAGTTAACAGATTTAAAGGACGACAAAAACTAACAGTAAATACTTTGAATGCAGTGATATGAAAAAAGACCCATGTTTCCACAGATCTTTTTTCAACGGGCACTAAAATGAAACAATCCAAGAACTACCTTGTTTGTTCTAGAAGATGTTTTCCAATCTTCACGACTACAGAATATCACGGTTTTTCCTTGTACACTGTACAAAATGAAGAAATTCAGATTTTACCCCCTCTCATGCACTCATGACCCAGTTTTTTTGAACTCCCCACGCCGTTCCCCAAAACCCAAAAAACTTTTGAAAGATAGGGGGGTATCTGCTGATCTGATCCATGCCCTGGGCGCTTTCAGGGTTAAAAATCAAACCTATGCAGCTACCACCACATCGCACCGCTCACGGCTTCAATCATATGACATTCATATATTTATTATTGTGTTGAAACATCTTTCAACATGCATTGTTGAAAGCGTTGTTTCATAACATGGCCATGGCTCTATTAATAGAACGCGTGCGCACGTTCTTATATATGACAACTCCAATATACATTGGATAATATGCACCCGTCCCATGCGTTCAAGCGTGCTACTTGTCTTCCTTTATCTGGTGCAAGACCACATAAAAAAAGGACGCTCACAACGTCCATACATGTATATATTTAATGGTCTGTTAACTATATGTTATAAGACTAGAACCGAACACGCTTAAAAGCCTTATAAATAGGCACTTGCGTGCACGTTTGAGAATACAAAAGCTTTTTAAAAAAATAGGCATAAAAAAAGACGGCTTTATATTTTAGTGCCGTCTTTATTTATAAATTGAATAATTAATTTTGTTTCAGTAAACTCCGCAACCTTTTCAAGGTCTGCAACGTTCCAAGTGTTTCTTTTCATCTTGCCGGCTAGACTTTGCGGACTTGTGCCCATAGCATCCGCAAGTTGTCTTGCATTTGTATTATTATACGCAAGAATCGCTTTTACTTTTTTTGTTGTGTCCATCCTTTTTACCTCCGCATTAATTATATCATTGATATTTTAAATTGTAAAATGTGTTATTTTCATTTTAAAATTAATTTTGTTGTTGACAATGTTAATTTTAAAATGTATATTGTAAATGTCTTAAGAGACAAACCACACGAAAGGAGGTGCAAACGTGGCAAAGTATAAACGTAGCAAAAAACCGATGAAACGCCGTGAAAGAAAAAAACGCGAAAAAAAAGAGCGCATAATTTCATACCTATCCAAAACGCTTGAAATTATATACACGCTCTTAATCGGTGAAGCCGTCAAGCTTCTTGCTAAATATCTAAGTGACTTATTTTAGTCACTTAGGTACTTATATTATACCACGTTTTAAAATATGGAACTACTAAAAATAGCGTTATTACTATCGTTAGCATTCAATGCATATCTTTTAAAAAAAATGATTGAAAAGTAAGGAGGTAAAGATTATGTGTGAAATGAAAGCTTATATTACAAATTTAGGTAAATACAATGAGGGTTGTTTAGTTGGTAAATGGATTGATTTTCCTATCGATGAGGATGATTTTACAAGCGAACTTGAAAGCATTGGAGTGAAAGAAAACACAATGTATGAAGAGTGGTTTATCACTGATTATGATTGTTCATTGTTTGATATGTATGATGCATTCGGTGAATATCCTAACATTGATGATATTAATGAAGTGGCTGAAGCGTTAGAAGATAATGAAAGCGAATTCACTGCATTAATGGAAGTATGCAGCTATACGGATGCATTAAAATACTTAAAAAGTGAAAACTACACTTTTTATGAAGGCATGACATTGGAAGAAGTAGCTTATGAACTTGTAGAAGAATGTTATGAGCTTCCAGAAATTGCTCAAAGATATTTTGATTATAAAGCGTTCGCGCGTGATCTTGGCTATGATGGATATTGTGAAACTTCAACCGGAGTTATTTACACATGCTAACACGTAAAAAACTTGACAATATGAGCGCCGTCCAGGTTCTCATACTTGCATTATTAAAATTATATTTTTATATATGTTTTGACATGTTGTTGATAGGCTTATTTTTAGGTATATCAAACATAGTGTTGCCACTTATTTATTAATTATTGGAGGTGTAAAGAATGAATAATAAAGAATATATTGAGTTTACAGAAAAAAAACTAGATCAACTAAATGGATCTAGCTGCAAACCTTATACAATAACCAAACATTTAAATGGTTTATATAATTTATCTTACGGGCTTGACGTTGTGGCCTGGATGCTAAAGCCGCGTGAGCTTTGGCAACTTGTTAACACTTTATACGTATTGAATATTTTGGGAGGGCTAAAAAATGACAATGTGGAAGAAAGAAAGAAAACATTTTAATTATTATGTTACAAATGAGCGGAAACAGCCACACATTTACGTTGAAGCGTTAGGAACTCCCAGCGCTTCAACTGAAAAAGTTTTAAAAGATCATAACTTTAAGTTTGATCATAATAAATGCATGTATGCAGCAGATCAAACAAATGAATTAAGGCTTTTTGTTGCGCATGAATTAGACAAACTTTTTAACTATGATATTCAAATATATTTCAATACTGAAGCTAAAAAAGAACTTTTCGCGCCTGATATCCAAGAAATAAAAGATATCTGTTATTATTTCAAAATTTATAAATGCTATGTTGATATTTTAAATAAGAATCTTTTTAAGATCTGTAAGCCAGGCTCAAAAAGCTTGCTGGCAACTTATAATACTAGCTTTAAAACTATAGATGTTTTTAATAGAAACAAGCTTATAGAAAGCTATGTGTATAATAATGGTAAAATCGAAAAAATGAGCGTTGAAAAAGCTGCACCACAAAAGAAGAAAGCAGCACCAGAACAACAAAAAATAAATAAAATGTTAGAAGAGTTTGAGTTTCCATTTTAGGAGGTAAAAAATATGGGCTATATTGGTAATAAAATGAGCGTTCGCGCTTATGAAGCATATGAAAGTGGTGAAATGCCACTTTCTAAATGGTCAAAAGTTGCTATAATTAATACAATTTTAAATTATAGAGATGATTTTAAATATGATGATCTTAAAAAGTATAGTAAGGATGTTTTAAAAGTTTTCCTAACATATTCAAGCTGGCATCATACCGGAACGTATTTCAATGAAACAGCGTTTTATAGTTTGGATGAAAGTTTTATCGAGAACGAAAAAGATTATATTTTTGAAGTTTTAAATAAAAAAGTGAAAGAATTAAAAAGAGAAAAAGAAGAAAAAAAGATTCAAAAAGATAAAGAAAAACTCGAAAAATGTCATTTTGTTTATACGGAATTTGAAGGAACTCGAAAACATCCGAAAGCTATTGATCGTGAAGCATATGGAATAATAAAAGGCAATTGGATATATACGGAGTTTGGCAAAAAGTCATTAAATGGTAAATACATTTATAAAGTAAAAAAGTTTGATCGTGCGCCACGCGGAACGGCCCAAATCTTTAAAAATATCGAAAAAAGAATTAAAAAATAGCAGCTTATAAAAGGCTTCATCGTGCTATAATTTGTAATATATAAATATATAAAAATACTTAAAGGAGGAAACAATAATGGCTAGATCAGCAAAAGAAATAACATTTAAATGCAACCCTGAATTAGTTGAGAAATTTGAAGATGCGTGTGATAAATTACGCATCGAAGAAAACGAAGTATTCAGAAATGCAATGAGAAGAATAATCCAAGAAAGCAAAAGAGAAGAAGCTAGAACAAAAAAAGAATTAGACGAAGTTTTGGCTATTGTGGATAAATTCAAAAGTGGGGAAAACCTTACACTTGAAGAAATTAAAACTCTAGCATACACAGATATACATATGCTAGATACAGATGAATGGAGTTCTGTAGACGACACTCTTTCCTATATTTTGGAAGAATATGGGGAGGAGTGGTCTGAATATGACGATCGTTTTCCTAATAATCCGTATCTATACGGATATATCTTAGAAGGGCATACCTTTGTGACTGGTTACACTGGTGTAGCTGGTTGCTATTGGTATGAAGAAACGGGGATGCTATGCGCTTAAAAAAATAACAGCCTGTAAAAAGGCTGCTTTTTTTATACTTTCATTTTGCTTATTTGCTTCTGGATCAGCTGCTTTTTGACTGGATTCGATGCGAAAAAGTTCATGAAAAGTTTAGTTTTAAACTCATATTCTTTTTGATCCATTTCTTTTATATCCAAAACTCTTTTAAATATCACTATCGCAATAAAGTTTGCAAACAAGTTTGCATCTTTTTCTATTTCCTGATTCTCATAGTGTTTGCTGCTTGAATCCTTATAACTTTCAAGTTCCTTTTTCCATATAGAAACACTTCTTTCATCTATAGAAAACACTTTTTGATTCTTCTTATATACACATGCATATTGATATAAATGTCTAATTTCATGAGCTAGATATATATAAACTAAACTTCTATCTTTGCATACATCCAAGTTCACACAAATTACATTTTCTTTAGGGTATGATGTGCATATGCTGGTATCTTTCACTTGAAAAAGTTCTTTATTGATTGGCTTATTTTTAAGATCATAAAACTTTTCATTTTCTTTGAAGAAAACTTTTGGAATCTTTATATTTAATAGTGTGCATAGAAAACTTACATAATCATTCATGCATCCATTATATCTGAAAAACTTTCTTTTGAAAAACTTATTTATCCAGGATTAGAAAAACTTTTTCAATTTAAGAAGTTCCTCCTTTGTCTAGGGTCTAGAATACTAAACACTTTCATTAAGTTTGATCTTGAATTAATATAAAAATATTTTGAATCCTTTTTGAGACCATTTCCAATTTCTTTATTCAATAACTTTACAACCAAACTATCAAACTTTTCTTTATTGGCTTCGAAATACCATGATTCTTTAGAACCATCTGTTTCTAAAGAAATAATTTCTGCATCATCCGAACACACAACAACTATTGTTATATCTTTATATCTTATATAAATATCAGTAAATAAAAACATATCTTCAAGCATTCAAAAACCCCCAGAAATTTATTTATCCAGGATTAGAAAAACTTTTTCAAGTTGTTCTTGAGACGTTAGGAAAAACTTATTATATTCTTCACATTTGCATAGAATCGAACCGTCAAAAATCTTTTCCATCAACTGATAAAACTTTTCTTTCTTAACATAATAAACATAGTTCACAGATACATCTTCATCATCATGTGCATTATATTCAAAAACATTTTCAACCATCTTAGAACAAATTACACCAATCTGTACATTGTCATATCTCACAAAAACTTTTTTATAAGAAAATTTATTTTCATCCATTTCATCACTCCTAAAAAACTTTCTACATATCATTCAATATTCTAATAAACTTTTTATATTCTTCTTCTGATCTTAGATAAAACTTATTGCAACCATTCATTACGTCTTCAAAGTTGATGTATTCAATTTCATAATCTAAAAACTTTCTATATAAACTTTTGAATTGCGATTCACAAATATAATGCTCAATAACGAATATACCGTTGCGTTCATAATGACACCTTTCAAACTTTTCATTTTCATATGACATATAAACACATTCAACACGATCTCCATATTGTACAAATAAACTTTGTGTATTATTGATCATAAACAGCTTATTAAGCTCATCACCTATATTTATATGTTTTTTCCATAACAACTTTGGCAATTTGCATTTCATTTTCTTTCCTCCTAAAAACTTTTATAAAAAACTTTTCATAATACCATTCCTATTTATCTGCAATCGTTTCTATATAACAATTGTAATAAATATATCGTTTTCCATCATAATCAAATTTTACGCATCCACCATTCTTTGCTTCAATATCAATTCTGCCCTCATAGCTTGCTAAAATTTTTCCATCTGCTGTATACACATTAATTATTCTATTCAATCCACCATTCAAATCTGATTTAACATCAGTGCCAAAACGATCCAAAGAAGCACATCCAAACAAGGAAATGCCAATCATTCCAACCATTAATAATTTGTATATTTTATTCATTTCATTCCTCTTTTATATGTCCGATAACTATATATTATCAGACTAACTACAACCCTTTTAAAAGTCTAGTAAATAGGCTACTTTGTAACACTTTTCTAAAATAAAAACTTTATGAAATTTTCAACCACGTATTTGTGCAATTAATCTCATCTTACTTCACCTGTTTCAATCATCTTTGCCGCTTGTAAAATCCCTGCCTTAATCCACTTAGATTGATCATCATTATCAAAAACTCTTTTTGCGTTTTCTCTTAAACCTTTAACAATAGCATCAATCGAGACTTCTTTGTCTTTCTTTTCAAGAATGTATTCAATAGCATCATCACATTTTCCAACCTTATTTGCCATAACAACAACATAGCCTTCATCTAATGCTTTTTGTAATTCTTCAAAACTTTTCCCATCAAAAATGTATGATCTGATTACTTTCTGCATGATTTTTTATCTCCTCTAGAAAGAATAATATTTAATTTACTAATCGTTTCTTCGATTAATTCTCGCGGCCTATTTTGATCATTTATCGCATATTTAATTGCGCTTATCAATTGTTCATTATAAACCTTATCCCCATTTTTCATCTTTTCAGCAATGTTCCAAATCCTTTTTCCTGATGATGATTTAATTGGAATAACGCAAGCAAAATCAAAACATTTCAAGTTATCCCTCATTGACTTAAAATATTCTGAAAAAATAGACAATTCCTTCAAAATATCATAATCATCGTCATATTCAACTATTATAAAATGCTCATCTCCGTAGCTAAATGCAAGCAAATAATTACCATTTACTTTCGCTATACGCTCAATACTTAACTTCTTAATACATTCAAACCTTGGCTGCTCTATTTCAAATTTCATTCTATATTTCTCCCATAACGAGCTTTTTAAGCTCTTTTTTCATTGCGTAATACATCTTCATTCTGCTACAGTACTTTTCTCCTGAAAGCTTCTCAAACGAATCTCCATCGATATAATGACGTTTCATATATGAACGAACATCATCGTTTGGAATAAGATCAATAATTGTTTCAACTTCTCTCATCTTTCCTAAGATAAGATTCTTGTCGTCTTCAAGCACTTTTTCTTTTGAAATAAACTTTACAAGAACATCATTTGTAATGTCCTTATTTTTCTTTGAATCCAACCTTTGTTCAAACGATGGAGATTTTGGATCTGAAAATTCTTTTTTGCGAACCTCCAAATCCTTTAAGATTCCATCCAACGATTTAAACTTTCTTTCATAAATCTTGAACATTTCAAGTTTTTTAATCAGTGTATCCACCTGAACATCTACATATTCTTCATAATCTGTCTTGCTCATTTTCTCTCCTATGCAATCTCTTCAATTTCCTCAATGCTGCATGATGGAAATTTCATATAGAACTTATACATTGCCATACTTTTCGATTCCTCCTGAACTTCCATGACACAAATATTATTGTCTTTGATATATTTAATCCTGTATTTCTTTAACATCTTTTTCCTTTCTAAAAATAATCAAATGATTTATAACATTAAAAATACTCCATCCATTATTTAACAAGTCTTCAACATCTTCACTATATTTATCACATATTACTCTGTATTCATATTCAGGTTCTTTATCTTTTTTCAAATATTCTGGTACTTTTATTTTGCTTCTATCAAATTCTTTTGGTTGATATCCTTTCATACTGATCATTTTGTTTCCTCAAATCCTTCATAAGAACTAGCATACATACATCTGTATGTAGCTAATTCCTTTTCCTTTTGTTCTAATTCAAAAATCATTTGCTTGTTCTGATATTCTAAATTGTTGATTCTTCCAGATACAACAACCGAATACAGAACCATTTCAATAATTCCACCAAAGAAGAATCCTACAATAAAATAAATCATGATTCATTTTCCTCGATAAATTCAATTTGTTCTCTATCTACACAAAATCTAGCACCATCATCAAACTCAATGTCATATAAATATTCATTTGAGCTAACAATTACACGTATATTTTGTTTGTGTACTACGTTTCCAATCTTACCTACATAATAACTTTTGTATTTTCTAGTACTGCTAATCAATTCATTTTCGTATTTATCAACTAAATATAATAATCTAGCTTTCTGCATTATTTGATTACCTCACAATTCAATAAGATTTCACCAATCTGCTTTTCAATATTCACATCTTTAAAATGACCTTGTTCTTTCAATCTCATTAAATGATCAAAGCATTTAAAATACCACTCATGTATTTCTTTATCTTCGTTTAGTAAATCATATTCAAACTTTGTAAGATGATAAATAGCTTTTCTTTCTGAATCTAGCCATCCAAGTTCTATGCATTGTTGGATAATCGCCATTAATTCATTTACCGATATGTCGCTTATTGTTATTAATTTATCTCCTAGTACATCTTTAGCTGCTATACGTCTAGATACTTTATCAAACACAATAACTCGTGATGTAGTAATATTCACACATTCATACATTATAAATTGTTTGAGGTTGTGTTTTTCTGTGAATCTTAACCTTCTAAACATTTCTTCAGCTGTCATATTCTTCTCCTAATTTACTAATAGCCAAATACTCAACATTTTGTTGACCTTCATACCAATCATTTAACCAACTTACACAATCTTCGCAAGCATTCCACGCTGCACATTCCGTCGAATACGTCCATTCTTCTTCAAAATCATATTTGTATCTAAGATAAACTAAAAAACTATAATCATCATTTTCTGCTATGTAATCATTTAATTCACTATCTGTCATTCCTTTTTTCAATCGAACAAATTCAATTGAAGGTATTTTAATCTCATTCATTTTCATTCTCCTTATAAGGTTCAGGCATTGGCATCCAAGCTATAACTTTAAATTTACTTAATGTAGTTTTCTTTTCTATCCACCATTTGCCATCAGTTGTATGTGATGATTTAACAGTTCTTGCACCATTTTCATATTCAATAGTCACAAGCACCTCTTTTGATCGCGTTCTCCAAAGCATATCGTTCACTACATCTGTTTCATACAATTTAGCAAAGATGCTATCATGCTCATCTGGAAGCTTTTTAGAAACAGGAATCCACTCAAATGATTCTGCTTTATCAACTAATTCTTTCAATACATTTAAATTATTAAGATATTCATTTTGCAGCTGTGTTCCGCATTTGTACAAATCGTTCATGTCTACAACACCATCACCAACATCATTTTTGAATGGACTAGTTAAAACCATTCCTTCTAATCTTTTTAAAGTTTCCTGATATTTATTCATATGCCTTTAATTCCTCAACTCCCATGCCATTGTATTCATATTTTTTACTCATATTTATTTATCTTCTCTCTTATATTCCCCTGTTTTTACATACTCAAGTGATTTAACAATCTCTTCTAAAATCATTAATTTAAAATCATATTTATCTATCCCTTTGAATTGTGTAAACATTTGTTCATTATGATTTACTTCTAATTCATCATCTAAAAGTGCTTTTTCAAGTTCATTTAATTTACGAATTTCATCCATTTTATTTTTGAACGCATCTATTAATGTGTTAAGTCTTAATTCAACTTTAGACATTCTCTTTCTACTCCTCCAAGCATTCATGCAGCATGATGCAGTACATTGCCTTAATAACACTTACCACTTCGTGCCAGGTCATATGATCAACGATTGTTTCAAATTTATCTTCATTCTCATCTCCCAAGTATTCCCTGATCAAGTCGTAAGACTTACGTGAGTCATCACTGTATTCAAGTGAATAATAATATTTAGCGCAAGCATTTATCGATTCTAGCTTAGCCTTTGTTTCTAGATACTCTATATCCATCATTTTATTTTTCCTCTAACAGTTTCATGTCATAACCACTACTAACAAATTTCATTGTCAATTTGTGGTTGCAACAATTGCCTAACCTTTGATAAATCATCATCATTTCTTCTCTTGTGAAACTTGTTCCTAAACATATATTAATTCTCATTAATACACTATCTTGATATTGTCTGTTTCTCCAGTGTTGACTGTATTTAAGGGCACTTGTACTGTCTCTGCTACACCATTCAAGCAACTTGTATTTTAAATCTGTAGGTGTATTAACATCATGCAAGCAAACATACAAATTTGTTTTTGGTATTAAAATTAATTCTTGTCTCCAATTAATGAACGAGTTAGGGAATTGGCCCATTACTTTAGATATATAATTAGTTAAATCATCATTTGTTCTTCCATTCCAGGCATTTATTGCTGCTTCCTTTGATGCGTAAATGTAGCTGCCTTGCGAACTATCGGAATCAGTTGCAATTGGACAACAATCTGCTGAGTTACTTATATCGTGTACAATCACATAGCCAACTCCACTGTATGGATTTTCTAAATATGCTTCATCTTTAAAGTTTCCTTCATCATCCGTTAGTTGTAGTTTTGCTTCCTTGCCACAGAACGGACATGGTTTTAATTTCTCAATCATTTTCTTTATCCTTTCAACACGATTTTTTCCAATTCAAATCCATCTATATCAGCATTACTTTTGATATGTTCAATAATGCATTCTTTTTCATATTCACTTAAAGTGTTGAATCTATATATAACAAAAATATATCTTCTCCAATTCACATCATTTTTATTCAAAAATATAAATTTATACATAAATAAATCATTCGATTTTTCATCAAACAATCTATCTGTTTTAATCCAAAACTTTGTAGCTCCGCCTGTATTGTTTGTAACAATAACAGCATGTTCTACTTCATTCATTTTCTTTCTCCTTTAGCTTTTTAACAAATTCATCAGTTTCTTTTTTGATTTGCACCATTCTTTTAAGCTTTCTCAAACTTGCGTTTTGCTTTTTTCTTAGCTCTTTTTCAATTTTTTCTTGTTCTTTTTTTGAATCATCCTCAAATATTTGATTCCAAACCTTATTTATTTTTTCTTCATACTCTTTTCTTGAAACATACTTAATCGGCTTACCATTAAATGCACTTGGACGCAATGTGAATCCGTACTTTTGTTTTATTTCTTCTAAATCTTTTTCTGTCATTAAGAATAATCCTCCTTTGGCGGTAAGCATCTAACTACTAAACCACTTTGAAGAAAATCTCTAATCATGTCTTCGTATTCTTCTTTTGTAAATTTATTCAAATCAATATCAAATGGTATAATTTTACATCCATATTTCCTATTTATTTCATGATATTCTTCAAATGTCATACCTCGACATCCTCATCTTGTGGCATTTGAAACAAAGTATTGCCTGGATACATTGCAACTTTTTCAAGCATATCTAAAACTAACAATGCTTTTTCTTCTGTGGAGTATTTACCAATTAAATAACCATCTGCCCATATTTTTGTTTTGTCTTCAATACATATTTCATTTACTTTAACTAATACTGCTAAGCTTTGACTTCTAATCCACATACCTAGTATCCCTCTTTCAATCTCTGATAGTTGATTTTATTCTTTCCACAATAAGCTTCATACACTTGTTCAATCGTAAAGCCGATGTATTCAGTTATTGCAATTAATGGTTCTACTTTCCGCAATGAAAAATATGATAAATCCGCTAATTTTATAACAATGCCTTTTCCATGTTCTTCGATTGCCCACCGACTGTTGTCAACTTTTTCCATTAATTGCTCATCTGCTAACAATCCTTCTTCACCATCATTAAAGTTGTTTTGCCAACTTAATACAAAATGCCAAATATCAACTAACTCTCCTAACACCTTTTCTTCATCAACTTGCGGTTGAGTTTTCTTCCACCAACACCATTTTCCTTTTAATTCATGTGTTAACTCGCCTACTTCATCTAGGATTGCGAAACTCAACTTATCTTCATCAATCTTATCTAATCCATACTCATCCATGATTGCTTTATCGAGTTTAGCTTGCATTTTTAACATTTTTTTAATTAATGCGATATCTTTAATTGTCATTTGTTTCTCCTTTTATTCATCTATGAAATTTGTGATATATGTTAATTCTTTCATTCTTTTTACCGTTTCTTCTTTAATGAATTGAAATGCTGCTCTCTTTGCTACTTCAAAGCTTTTAAACGGATGAAAAATGCTTATTGTTTCTCCAAAATACAATGTGAAATATACATAAAACAATTTTGGCTCACTCTCGTTAAGCTGGTGCTCTTCAATTGTTGCGATTGCTCTGCTTTCATTGTAGGCATCAGTCAATACAAGTCGTGTTATTTTTTGCCCGTCAAATCTATTTTTTTCCCATATTAATTTTATATTTTCCTCTTCGGCAACAACTTCAGAATTGTTATCTTCTGTTCTTCTATGCTTTACATGATCTTTCCCGGTTAATAATCTATATAAACACTCTTTCCCGCCAAAGAAATCAAGATCTCTAGAATCAAATTCCATTGATCGTACCTCTAAATCTTCATTAAAATACAGTGGGTTGCATTGCTTAAACTCACCATCCACATCAAATGCATCATATGGTTCTAAACCATTTTCTTCCATGAATTTTTCAATCACTTTTGATTCAATCATTCTATTTCCTCCAATTCCAATTCTTCACATATTTTTACGATTATAAATCCATTCCTTGAACGCTTTATTTTTCCTTTTTTTTGTTTTGAATACATGGATCTAAATGTATTGATTGTTGTTTCTAAAAACAATGCGCATTCATCTTCTGTTCCAATACAAGCAGGAAGATCATCCTTGTATATTCCATATATTTTTCGTGACATCAGTTCAACCTGTAATTCTTTCCAGGCTCTTTCTCGATTTCAAAGAAGAAACCATTGCACTTTTCAACAATTCGTCCAACTACCGCTTCATTGATATCAATCATTTCCTGGCTTGTTCTTTCGCAGGATATGATTGTTTGCATATTGTTGTTATAGCGATAATCAATCAAATCAAAGATTGCTTTATCATCCAATCGATTTGCACTAGATTTGAACAAATCATCTAGATACAAGATTTGAGCGTGTTTAGCACGTTCTAGAAGCGAATAATCAAAGTTGCTAATAGAATTGCTCAACTCAATGTATCTGACGTACAGAACACGTTTATTTTGTTCTAACAACCAATTACTGATTCCTGAACATAGATGTGTTTTCCCACATCCGCTCTGTCCTAAAAACATCAACCAATTGCAAGGTGTATGTTCTGCAAAATTGTTTTTACAATCATGAATATAATTCACTGCCATTTTTTTGATTGCTTCCTGCCAAGGATCTGATGCATTGAAGCTATTGATTCGTTTATTCAACAAATCACCTAGCCCACTGTTCTTTTTGTTTTTCTCAATCCATTCACTGCGATAGCTTGACAGTTTCTCACAGTCATTTCTTTTTGAGCAAAATACCTTTGTTGCAGCCACCAAGTATTTCCCGTCATAATACGCTGGCTTTTCCCAAATACCACAAGCGCCTGCTGCCATGCATTTGTCACAATTGCTTTGGCAATGTTTACTTTTAAGATATTTCTCATTGTTCGCATCATTTTGTTTTTGGATTATTTCACTAACTGACTGCATTACATCTTCATTCCTTTCGTGATCACAAAATCATTTGTTTTTTGTTTAGGTGCTACACTGTTCAGATAAATTTCAAACTTAGATCCAAACAACGTGTCAGGTCTTAGATACTTGTTCATTTTTGTATCGTTTAACCAATCATAAGCTTTCACATCAATCACAAGCTTAAAGTCTTCTAATCTGAATCCCTCATTCCATCTAGCCCGAATCTTCTCTCTCGCAATGCGATTAGTGTGTTTGTAACGTTTTGAACATTTAGAATTCAAGTAGTCAATAATTTCAACATAAGGGATTGTTTCTGATGCTGATAAATCAGTGTCGTCGGAACTTTCTTTTATATTTCTTTTATTATTAACTGTGTATATAAATGTTTTATTAACTGTCTTACATTGGACAGATTTGTCTTTTGTACATTGGACAGATTTGTCTTTTGTACATTGGACAGATTCGGTAAATGCATTGGACAGATTTGACCAATCGATAGATAAAGCATTTTTTAACTTTTCACCCATATTTCCAAATGCATACCAGCTTGTTTGATTCCAAGGATTTTCATTGTAATTTCCTTTGATAATCAAATCTTCATCAACCATTTTTTGAAGTATTCTTTGTATCTTTTTTTCACTCCAGTATGGAAATAATTTTTTAAATCCTTTTGCAGAATTAAACGTCCAATATTTTCCATCATGATAGTTGTAATTATTTGCTTCATTTTTGTTGATCCAAAAACAAAACATATCAAATACAACAGCAACTTCAATGCCGTATTTGTCGGCTATTTCTGCTTCAAAACTGTGTTTCATTTCTTATCCTCAAAATAAAGACATTGTCTCTATTTTCTTTCTATTTCTTGTATTACTTTTAGGTAGAATCACAAGCTCATAAAGTCTTCCATCTACCGAATAAAAACGATATGCTGCCCCCATGCAAGAAATGTTTTTTCTTTGTACAAGTGCAGCTGTTATTCCATATTCTTCAAACATATAAACTGCATCAGGAACTACTTGTAGAACCTCATATGACGCATTTTGAACCTGGATAACATCACCTGTATTAACATTAGTAGCTTCTTTCATTTGTTTCTCCCGTCTTGTATAATTACCTCGAAAAGAGGTATATTTATATGAAATTTGATAATGATTTTTTAAATTTTGCTTTTAAATCGTGGCCTTATATAGTCGCGATAATTCCATCTTGTGTAGGCCTTCATAAGTCGATTAAAGTAGAGAAGATTATAGCTGCTAATAAGGAGCTTGTTTCTATAATCCAAGCTCGTGCACCAATTACTCAAGAGCATTACAATCAATTATTAAGTGTTTTCTCTGATTATTTAGACAAAGCCGCTAGATACAATAGATCAGATGGGAACACTTTATTAAAAGAATATCGTGCTGCCTATTTAAAATCTCGAATGTTAATCCCTGACAAAGAACTACATGATAAAATGGATGAAGTTAATACGTATTTGTTAGATCAAAAAAAATCTAATATTAAATCTGAATTGGAATTCACTAACATGTTGGCTGATATATCTGACTCTTTCAGTATCTTTCTAGATCAAATTGAAAGAAACGCATGACATAGTCCAAATGCACATGCATGTCCATAGAACCAAAATTTAAAATACTGAATTGCATGTCTTTTAATATCGTCTTTATAGTCATAGAATTTAGTTTCAATAAATTCTAAAATAAAAGCAATCGTGATTGTTACCATCCATCCAACATCCACTGCAAATTTAACATCCATTCCATTCCCTACTTTCTTTTCGCATAACTCAATGATTCAAGATTCTGCTTTTTCATTTTCCTTGTTGTACGAACATAGATTCTTGTAGTTTCTAAACTAGAATGGCCCAAAATGTCAGCTAGTTCAGTAATCGCATTTTCACCATTCTGCATTAAATACTGAATTGCAAACAAATGTCTGAATGCATGAGGATGTACTTTACCAAGCTTAATCCCTCTGCATTTACCAGCAATCATCTTTAAGTCTCTAGACAACACACGAGCGTTTACAGGGCTTTTCTTATCAGAAGATGTAAATATACACCCTTCTTCAATTTTGTTGTCCTTGCAATATTTTAGAAGCTCTCGACGCAAGTCAGAACGAAGAATGATTCCTCTACCTTTTCCTTTGTTCATAACATACACATTGTCATCCGTTACTGCTTCTACAGTAAAGAACTGTAGTTCACTCAAACGAATGCCCGTATACCCAAACACCTTCATGATCTCGTATAAGTCCATACGATTGATTTCCCGGGCTTTTTTCAATAGCCTTTGAAATTCATTAGGTTCTAGAATATCATCCAAAGAATCATCTTTCTGGACTCTTACGTTCTTCAATAAATTCTTTGAATAATATTTCTTTAGCTTAAGAAAATTAAAATCATCATCTGAATCTATGATTTCTGCATATTTAATAAATTTATTAATGATCACAATATAGTTGTTTACTGTACTGATTTTATAATCATGCAGCAGTTTATCTTTAACACCAACTATATCGGACTTTTGTATTTCACCATCAGGCAATGAGTTAACAAACAAAGTAGCAACATGCTTGTATTTACGAATGGTATTCTTACTTTTTTCATCCGCTGTTTCTTCTTCAATAAACCCGTCAATTTTTGTTTGTAACTCATCCTTAGTCATATTACTTAACTACCTGGATGATTGCCGTAGCCAAGATCTTAGTAGATAAGAATACACATACATTCAATGCAAGTAAAGCTATATTGATTAATGTACATGCAACTACATAATTCTTTGGCTTTGGCTTCAAATTAATGAGAAACTTGTCATCTAACTTATTAATCTCATAATTAACAAAATCGGGAATCACCCAATTTTCTTTTTCTTCTTTTTTTGCCATTTTCATTACTCCTTTAATTTTCTGTGATATAATAATGATGTGGTTAATTTACGCAGGGCTGCTGCCCTAGCACTCTTGTCCGAGAGTGCTTTTTATTTGTTCCTTCCAAATGTCATTAAGCGCACTTTTAGTCTCAGGAAAATACTCAACAAATAATGGAGTTGGAACTGCAAGAATCTTTCCAAGCATAGTGTCTCGATATGATCCTTCAAATATTTCACCCTTTTTATTTTTTTGCCTGCGTAGATTATGTAAAATCTTTCTAGCCTGTGTATCTTTTACAGGTAAAACAAGCATCACATCTCTAACAGTCACATATGCTTTCATTTTTCTTCGTTCTCCTTTCCTTTTGAATCTTGAATTTTGCTTCGATCTAAAATACACGCGATATACCCTTGGTCGTACTCTTCGATGTCATAACCCATCTTCTCAAGCTTTTCCAAGGCTTCTTTGACATTTTCATCAGCTGACATCACATCCATCCTTCCTCGTGTCTTACATACACATTATAGTGGCTTATAGCCACGTTGTAAAGTTTTTTGTGTCTTAAGTTTACTTTTTATTTTTACGTTGCTATAATACATTTAAAGAGGTGAATTGAATGGATGATAATATCGGTTTTAGAATAAATAAAGTTAGATCACAATTGAACTTAAGCATGGAAAAATTCGGCAATAAAATCGGTATTTCTAAAAGTTCTGTGAATAAATTAGAAAAAGGAATTAACCAGCCTTCAGAACAAACTGTAAAATTAATTTGTAGTGTATATAACGTTGACTATGCATGGTTAACTCAAGGTGTTGGAGAAGATATTTTTATTTCCATCCCTGAGTCAAAGATAGATCAAATCATGGAAGATTATGGCTTAACTGAAAAAGAGCGACCACTTGTTCGAGGATATTTGGAAGCACCTGAAGAAGTCAGACAACAAGTTGCCGATTATTTAAATTCAATTGTCGAAAGAGAAATAGCAAGAAGAGAAAAAGAAAAGAGTAACAAGAAATAACTTGTTACTCTTTGTTTTATAATTTTATTGTATCGTTTTAATCTTCTGAATCTTCATTTGATATTTTTACAGATGGAAACGCTATAACTATTTTGTAATCATCGTAAGTTGATGCATCGTCTAAGTCAACGTGGTTTGGACTTATATTAAATTGTTGCTTGTCTTTATAATCTAAATTGCTAATACGTTTACCTGTAGAGTCAATTAATTTTTTATCTTTATAGAATACACCTATAATCTCTACTTCTGATACCCCTTCAGGATATTCCTCCATATCGCTACAAATTGATCCAACTAATTCTTTATGTGTTTTACCTTCAGGGTTAGAGCCATAATTATTCACGTCGTCAATTCGAGTGTCTTTTAATTTGAAAAGATCATTTGATTTTTTGCCTTTAGCTATAGGCTCAGAAAATCCACCTGAATTTTCAATATCTTCGATACTAAATTTAACCTTAGCAGGTTTTTCACTAACAGCAGTTACATAATAAGAAATATATGTATGATCTTTAGCTAATATATATCCAGTATATCTTCCTTTTTCTTCAATGCTATATCCATCTTCATCTTGGCAATCAATAAATAATCCTTGGTAATTGTTTGCATCATATGAATTTGGGTTAATCACTTCTACTGAATAATATACATCCCATTTACCATCTCCTCTATCTTGAATATCATAGTAAGATTCTCCAATTTTCAATGGTTGATTTTTAATGACATTATCTTTATTCTCTGTTGATGAGTTATTGTTGTTTGAACATCCAATTAAACATATAACCATCATTAAAGATAATGCTAATGATAAGTACTTTTTCATAATTCCACCTTGCATGCCCTTTCATATTTAATATTAAATTGTTGAAAGAGAAATAGCAAGAAGAGAAAAAGAAAAGAACAACAAATAGGTTGTTCTTTTTTGGTTAGATTTATTGTATGATTAACATAGAAAATGGAAAGCGTTTACTTGACGTAAACAAACGAGGGTTAAAAAATGAAATTATTCAAAACTATTGGGATTGCTATGCTTGCACTATCTATGTGTACAGGATGCGCAAGCTACAAAGAAAGAGTTAAAGCTGATAACAAAACAGAAGAAGTTGAACTTGAAGATAGAAATGGTTTTAATTTATCATCAACAACTAAATATGAATTAGATAATGTTCAATTCCATGTACCTAACTATTTTAAAATCACTGATAAAGATGATGTTAATCCTGTTGTGTTCATAGCTGACAATTCAGATTTTACAGTAATGGGATTAACTTGGGTTAATGAAGAATTAAATGATTCTAGCATAGAGGAATATACTGATTCGTTTTTAGAGACGGATGCCTTTAAGTATCTTCCAAAAGATTATGAAATAGAAGAAAAATCATTTAAAAATGAACAAGGAAACTATCAGTATTATAAACTAATAAGTAATAGTGGACACGTTATTCTTGATAATCAATCTATATACGCAAATGTAAATTTATATTTTATTTCAAACAACAAGCATAACGGATACGGAGTTTTATCTTATGTTCAGTATGACGGATTAGAATATAATTACTACAACGACATTTTGGATATAGTTCAGAATGTATCAATCACAGATGAAAAAGAAGAAACTACAAGTAACACAACCAATTCAACTTCAGATTCATCAACAACTACAACAACGCCAAATACCGACTCAAGTGCAAGCACAAATTCATCCACTCCAACTCCAACAGTAGGTCAGAAAAACGCATTGAATAGAGCTTTAGATTATTTAGATTATAATGAATTTTCAAGACAAGGACTAATTGACCAATTGCTTTATGACGGGTACACTCAAGAAGAAGCAGAATACGGCGCAGATCATACTAACGCAAATTGGGATGAAGAAGCTGCGTTAAAAGCGATGGATTATTTAAGTGTCATGTCTTTTTCTAGACAAAGATTAATTGAACAATTGATCTTTGATGGATTTACACAAGAACAAGCTGAATATGGTGTAACACGAAACGGATATTAAAAGAATAAGCTAGGGTAAATTCCCTAGCTTTTATTTCCTCTTTGCCAACTACTTCATCAGACCAAATTTTAGTCTTAATAGCATTCAAATCTTTTCACAATTGAGATTCTCTTTTGTTCTTCCATTTAGTATTCTTCTTTTAAATTTGCGCGTAAATACCTATAGGTATTAGTGTTATTCATTTTTAGATGATAACAGAAGTCTTTGTGCATGATTATACAGAATTTGCAGATCATCCACGTTAAGCTTTTCTGCCAGGATAATTAATTTTTTTATCCATAAATCCCTTTCCATAAGATCATCCCTTTCCATTCATTTTCTATGAATAAAAAGAAAAACGTTTTCCTTATTATAATATATAATAAGTCTTAAATTTTATATGTCAATGCCTGTTTTGTATTAAATTGTGCAAATATAATACTAAAAAGTGCAAATGGTTATATATCACATTGCCAGTATTGAATTTTTTTCGGGGGGGGGTAGAATTTTTAATGAACTTTTGGTTATATTATTAACTAATTTTGTTTTGTAAATATTTATTAATATTTTGCATTTTTAATTACTCTTTTTAAAATGTGATGTTATTATTCATGTGTACATGATAAATATTTTAGGCTTTTTTCTATTTCCTCAAGAAAAGATTAGCAGAGAATGAAAAACAGATAGTGGTGTTGAGCAGCATACACTATCTGTTTTTCATTTTATATTCTTTCATAATTAGACATTATTTATGTCACATTTATAGCAACTTATTCATCATATCTACAATGCTCTTGTCTTTTGTATCAAACCAGTGTGCATATGTATTGTGCAATGTTTCAACCGTGTCTCCTAAGCGCTTGGCTATATCAAAATCTGAGAATCTAGCTCCTGCCATGTTATTAATTAGAAATGATGCGTGTGAATGTCTAAAATCGTGAATTCTTATTTTAGGCAATCCATCATCTTTTTCTTTTGCCTTATTATATGCATCATCAAATCTTCTTTGTACTGTCTGAGGTGATATTGGTTTATAATATCCAAACACAAATTTATCTTTTGTGAAATCATCCCATTTAGAACATTCTAAAAACCATTCTCGAAGCATTTTAGACAATGTATTAGGCATTGTGATAGTTCTATAGCTATTGTTTGTTTTTGGCGGTGTAAGCCACTTATTAGGATCTTTCTCTTTGTATCTATATGTTTTGTTGATGTCTATAGTTTGTTTTCTAAAATCAATGTCCTTCCATTGTAGGGCCATGGCTTCACCTTTTCGTAATCCCATGTAGAATAAAACAGAATAAAAGCATTTCATCATTTGTTCATCTACTTCTTCAATAAATAAATCAAAATCATATTGCTGCCATATTGTCATTTCTTCTTTTCTTTCATTCAATCTAAGATCACGTTTTACATATGTCATTGGATTGGTTGGAATGTATTCAGAAGTAACACCAAATTTATATAGCTTATTTAAAAAGAAATATATTCTTGATACATATGCCTTTGAATATTTCTCATCGAATTTGTTGATCAAGTTTTGCATTTGCCTTTTATCTAGAAAATCAATTTCTTTCATTTCCTTAGAAAGAACATTGTACAAATATTCATCTGATTTTAGTGTTGATTCTTTTACGTACTTTTTATTATACTCTTTAAAAGCTTTATATAGTCTATCAAAATTCATGTCGGATGGAAGCATAAAGAAATCTTTCCTGAATTCAACCTCAGCTTTTTGCGCTTCCCATTTAGAATCAAAACCACGCTTACGATATCTCTTTATACATTTACCATCTTTATATATTTTTCCGGCAAACATATATTTTCCTGTCTTCTTATCTAATTCCACTGCCATTTTTTGTGCCCTCTTATATGTCCATAATATGCAAAAAAGGGGTATAATTCAATATTTTAATATCAAATTATACCCCAATATACCCCAAGGTAAATAAAAAAGCCTTTAAATAAAGGCTTAAATTTCAATGGAGCAGATGAGGGGAATTGAACCCCCGTATCAGCCTTGGCAAGGCTGTGTT